CAGATCCGACGAGATTTGCGGGTGCATCTGCGGCGGATTCAACCACTGCGGGGACGAGCCGGGGTTGGTGGTCAGGCGCTCACCGGGCTTGTTCGTGACCTTCGTACGGGAGATCCCCGATCGTGAGTCATCGACCATGATCGGGTTGCCCATGAGGTCGATGTTGTGCTCGGTCGCCGCGAGGATCCGGTTGATGGACCGCTGGGCGGGCATGAGCATTTCGACCATGGACTTGCCGTACCACTCGCCGGTTTCCATCGGGACGTACCGGTCGTAGGGGTGCCGGCCGTGGGACCACATGTCGTCGGCCATCGAATCGAACACAACCCGGTTCGATGCGACCGCCACGTACCGCCAACAGTCGTACGGTGCCTGGTCGTCCGACTCAGGGTCCTCACACGGCACACGCAACCAGGCTTCCAGGAGCGTCACGCCGGGGTCGTCGGTGACACTGACCCGGCCCTGACCCGGAAGGCCGTACGACGGGGACGTGGACGGCGACATCGCGCCAGGGTTGGCCTTCGCCGGCTGGTCACGGGATGACTGGTCGATCTTCGTGGGCTGCCGGTCCACATCCAGGGTGAACAGGTTGTCGTTGATGCGGTCGAGCGAACCGGGGAACCGGCGTTCCAGCTCCTGCGCGGAGATGGTTCGGGCCTCGATGATGTAGTTCAGGTCATGGTCGGAGGTGGCGTCCGGGTCCGGGTAGATCGCGAACGGGTCCACGCGGCGCATCACCGCGTTGCCGTACCCCTTGAACGCGGAGCGGTCCCACGTGGTCTTGAGGTACCCGATGCCGTAGATCAGGCCGTCCCACGCCAGCATCTCGATGTCACGGTCGATCTTGTCGACCTGCCACGTCGCCTTCATCGTGGTGGTCAGGTCGTCCGCGAGGCGCGCCATGGTTTCGTACCACGGGTTCGCCGGGTCCACGAGAGGCGCAGCATCGAACGTCGGGGCCTTGTCGGTCATCCACGCCACAAGCGCGTCCAAGATCGGGAAGATCTCGGGCACCTCGACCTTCGGCATGTACGACGCGCGGTGCAACGACCAATGCCGATCGTGGGTCGCGGCGTAGAACCCGCGCCACGCGTTGACGATGTGCCGGCGACGATCACGGGCACGCTGGAACAGGTCCATGACGTCCGTCACCAGTTCGTGCTCGACCTCACGGGACATCGTGGGAAGATCGGACGCGTCACGTGGCGGCGGGTCGGCTTCGGTGACCTCGTTGCCTGGCGCGAGCGGGTCCACCGGGTCGGGGAGTTCGTTGCGGTCCTCGGCGTCGTCGGACGCGTCGTCGGCGGGACGCGGGGCGGGGGCGAGGGTCGCGGCCATGGTGGTGATGATGGTAGTTGGACAGAGACGAGATGGGAAGGACTAGAGGCCCATCACGTCGGCCCACTCACAGTCGGGGGAGTGGAACTTCCATGCCCCGTTGCCGCAGAACTGGCAGTACCCGTCCTCGTCGTAGGGGTTGCCGGGCGGCGGGTCGGGCACCTTCGGCCACTCGTAGGCGGGCACGTCGTCCATCGTCACACCCCCAGGCTCTTGGGCAGCTTCATCGGCCGGCCCTCGTCGTGCATCCGCTTGACCACTGTCTCCATGCCGTCGCCGGTCACACCGAGGGCTTCGGTGTCGCGCATGTCCACGGGCTTGAAGTCATGCGGGATGCCGGTGCGCGCAGAGGCTGCCTCCGATGCGGCCTTGAGCTGTTCGCGCAGGTCCCGGTCTCCGCTGACGTAGCCCCCGACGGTCGGGGAGTAGTGGCCTTCGGTGGGCAGCGTGAACGGCGGTGGCGTGTAACGGCGGACCAGCGCGGAGCCGCAGTCGTCACACGCGAGGAGCCTGCCCGATTCGGTCATCTCCGTGAACTTGGCGATGGTCATGGTGGCCGTGAACTCTTGGTCGCACGTCTTGCACACATACAGGTACACCGGCATGTCGGGTCATTCTCCTTGGTCTTGGTCGTTCCAGGTCATCCAGTCCGGTTCCGCGACATCCGCGTCATCGTCCTGCATCGTCATCGCCGCGGTCATCATCTCATGCGCCCGACTCGCGCCACCCGCATACGGCATCGGCGGCGGTTCCAGCATGTGGCAGGCGACCGCGATGTTCATTGCCATCACCGTGTCATCGAACCCGTCTTTGGACGCCGGGCCGTATTCGCCGTTGTCCAACACCACGTAGTTCTTCATCTCGGCGTACAGGGTGGACGAGTGGATCGTCAGGTCGTGGGCGACGATCACCGATTTCGTCCAACCCACCGCCATGTGCTTGGACTGTTTCGTTGTGGACCACCCGTGCTGATCCGAGACTTTGCCGGGCGTGGCGTCGGGCCGTGACCGCTTGTAGATGTACGGGTAGTTCTTCGCGATCAGCGCGCCGATCGTCGCATACCCAGGGCCTTCGATCTCCGATGTGATGAGCGCGTTGTTGTAGAACACACCCAACTGGAACAGGACGTCAGCGAACGCCGCGGGGGTGATCCGTGCCCGCCACTCCGCAACCTGTTCCAGGGTGCGGCGATTGAGTACTTGCACGCACGCGAAGTCGCCGCGGGTTGTACGTGTCGGGTCACCCGCGACGAGGTACTGCCCGTAGTCGGGGTCGGCGGATGGTGCCCGGTAGATCGTGAGTGGCCCGTCCGATGCCTGCTCGAAATGCACGCCGCGGGACGTTTCGATGAGCTGGCCCTTGTAGCCGGGCTCAGGGTGATAGCAGTCGGTGAGATCGACGTGCGGGTACACGTTGGTGCCCGAGGAGATGAACGCTTCCTCCGGGGTGTTGTGGGTGAGGAGGCCGTTCGCCCCGAACAGGGGTCGGCCGGCGATCGACAGGTCGAACGACGGATGCTCGCCCAGTTCCTCGACGGACACCACTTCCAGCCGACGGCCCCTCATCTCCTGAGGCTTGGTCGGTGGGGTGTTGCTGGACTTGCGGGCCGACCGGAACCCGATGCGCTCATGGAACCGCTTGGCTTCCAGTCCACGCAGGACAACCACCCAGCCGCGACCTTCGCCGCGCACCGAAGCGTGGATGCCGTGGCCCAGCAGGAGGAGTTGCACGTCGCGTGCGAACTGTTCGTATTGGGTGAACAGACGCACGTCCCACTGGGCCTTGTTGGAGAACCCGTCAGCCTCGAACAGCCCGGAAAGGAACAGGGCGGTGTGTTCGCGTGTCGATTCCCAGATGATGTCGGGGACTTGGACGTGGCGCTTCACGCCCACGTCGGGGACCCTGCGGGCGAACCCAAGGCGCAGGAACGGGTCGATCAACCGCTTGGCCTGCGCCCGGACCTCGATCCCGCCGCCCTTGGAACCGACGACACGGGTGCGTGGTTTCAAACCGAGAGTTGAGATCAGCCCCGACACTTCACCCACCACGTCTTGGTCCTTGCCTTCGCACACGATCGACACGGCCCCGTCGCGGAAGTAGCCGTCGCCCATGAAGTACCCGGCGAACAAGGCAAGGTCGTCGGTCATGGCGACTCGGTGCTGAACCAGCCCGTCACTCCACCCTGCCTTGGCGGTGGTGACGTTGTGGGACAGGTCGGCCAACACCAAGTCCATGCCGAGGGTTTCGGCGGCAGGCACCAGAAGATCCGACGATGCGATGGACATGGGGTGGTGCCAGGTGCAGTCCAGGGTCAGCCCTGAGCGGGTGGTGATCCGTACGCAGCGGGTCGGGGGCTGCTGGTGGACAGCCCGGACCTGCCCGTATGGGGTGTGGTGGCCGGGCTTCACATTCTCGACCTTCAGCATCCCCCACTCGGTAGCGATACGCGTACCGGCCATGACGCAAGCCGGGTACTCCTGCTTGAACATGTTCACGTCGTTGTCGCACTCGTCGCGGATGCAATGCCGACGCCACCACAAGCGGGAATCACTGATCCCCATTTCGCGCAGGGCTTTCTCGTCCTGGTCCAATGGCCCGAGTGGGCGCGTCGGGTCGATCCCGATGGCCTCAGCGGTGTATTCGGGGTGACGGTGCCACGGGAAGAACAACGGTTCATATTCGGATTCCCCGTTGACGGCACGGTTCCACATCTGCTCGAAGAAGTTGCCGACACCCTGCGCGGTGGACTCGATGACGACGATCGTGCCGGGCTTCTTCGGGATGGTCTGCGCCAACCCCGTCCACACCTTCTTCGGTTCCGGCCAGTACGCCACCTCGGACGCGTGCAGGCCGTGGATGGTGGCCGAGCGCCCGACGGCTTTGTTGCCGGCTGTCGCGACGGTCATGGACGATGTGGCATCGACGCCGGGTGTCTCCCAGGCCAACTTGTTCTGGCCTTCGTACTTGGTGGAGTACAGCGGCTTGAGTGGGTCGGTGTCCCAGTACCGTTGCGTCATCGCGAGGAGGTTCTGGGATGCCGGGACCTCGTGGGCCATGACCATCGCCTTGTAGTTCGGGATGACATGGCAGGTGCAGTACAGCATCGCCTCCGTCACGGTCGAGATGCCGAGCTGGCGGGCCTTCAAGGTGATGATCCGCACCCGGCCTGTGGTGTCGAGTTGGCGTTGGGCGACGGCCAGAAACTCCTCCTGCGCCCAGTTCGGGACGAACGGGACAACCTCGATGTCCTTCGTGAGGATCGAGAGGCGGGTGACGAGCGCGCGGAGGTCCACTACGCGGGCGGTTCGGGTTCGGCCGGCGCGTCAGGGTTGGCCGGCGTGTCATCGGGTGGCGTGTCAGGCATCGGCTCCGGGTACACCACGGCGGTCGCGGGGATCGCGCCACCAATGTTGCCGCGGTAATCGGCGTACAACTGCCCGACGGCGATCCGCAGGTCCTCGATGCGCGAGTCGGTTTGGTCGTCCGCGAGGGCTTTCACGAACACCGGGCCGAACACTTTGATGACATCGCGTCGCGCCGACGGTGTGCCGGTACGCAGCATCTTCTCGGCTTCCGCGAGCGCGAGGTGGGCGATGTCGGTGAGCTTCGCTTTGAGGGCTGTGTCGTCCGCGAGGACTTGGGACGTGGGCGTGGAGAGGAGGTCCGCGATCGGGTCAGTGGCAGGGGGCATGGCAGTCAGTCTCCGCGCTGCACGGTCAACCCCGGCATGACCTGGCGTTCCGCATCGACTTTCAGCATGGTCCCGCCGATGCCGGCGAGGACCTGTGCCGCGGCCCAGTGGTCCTTCGGGACCGCGACGTTCAGCACGAGTAGTTCGTTGGCAACGTCGTATCGGGCTCCGGAGATGTAGCACTCGAACGACGCGACCGGTTCCCACGCGGTGCCGATCTCGCCCATGACCGTGCCACTCATCGTGCCTGCTCAGGTTCGACGGGTTCGACCGTGTGGGGGCCGCAGGGTAGGTAGGAGTCCCACAGCGCGGCCACGGAGCGTACTTCCGCCTCGTCATCGGGGAAGTACGCCACTCCGGTGCCGTCAGCGCAGACGATCCGGTAGCGGGCCTGGTCGGTCATCGGTCGGTCCCCGAGTCAAACCAGCCAGCGACACCGCAGAGCCAGAGGCCGAAGTGGTGGATGGCGCGGCCCGTGGCGAAGATGGCGCGGCCGATGACGTCGCGCACTCGGCGGCGGGTCTGGTCGGTCATCGGGCCGGTGCCGACATCATGAGCCACAGCACCAACGCCAGGCCGACAACAATCGCGCCGAGGACCAAACCCCAGTCGGCGTTGCCGGTCCACGGGTCACGGTCCTTGTCCGAGTTAGCTGCCATCACGTTTTCTCCCACGGGTATTCGGCGGTGCCTGGTTCGACCATCACCGCGTCGGGGCGTACGTTCGGCGGGATGGCTTGGTCCATCGGGTCGGACATGTCGTTGCTGACACCGAGCAGGTCCGGTCCCGCGTACGGGTCGCGCCAATCCCCACTGATGCCGCCTTGTAGCCGGGCCAACGTCGCGGCCGGGTCGGTATGGGCAACGGGTCCCAGTTCTGGCCCACGGTGTACATCCAGGAATGTGGCCCGGACCAGCTCGCGTAGCAGTTCGGCGTTGGCGTCGGAGGCCACGGGGGTGTCGGAAGGTCGTTTGGTGCCGCCGGCCGGCATGATCTTCCGCCCGAGCATCACCAAGCACGCGATGATGACCACGTACGCGGCCCCGGTGGCTGTCGCGATTGCCCATCCCGTCCCTGTCACGGTACGGAGCATGGACGACACGGGTACGGTATGTGTGTAAGACGTGTGACCAAGAGTTCACGGCTACCATGACCATCGCCAAGTTCACGGAGATGGCCGAATCGGGTCGTCTCCTCGCCTGTGACGACTGCGGCTCCGCGCTGGTCCGCCGTTACACGCCACCGCCGTTCACCCTGCCCACCGAAGGCCACTATTCCCCGACCGTCGGGGGATACGTGTCAGGCGACCGGGACCTGCGCGAACAGTTGAAGGCCGCATCGGAGGCAGCGTCAGCCCGCACCGGCATCCCGCACGACTTCAAGCCCGTGGATATGCGCGACACCGAAGCCCTCGGAGTGACCGGTGACGGCATGGAATCGGTGGTCAAGCGGATGCATGATGAGGGCCGGCCGATGAAGCTGCCCAAGTCACTTGGCGTGTAGCAGGTTCAGTCCTTCCCATCCCCCCGCCACGCCACTACTATCACCTCTACCATGGCCGCGACCCTCGCCCCCGCCCCGCGTCCCACCGACGACGCGTCCGACGACGCCGAGGACCGCAACGAACTCCCGGACCCCATCGACCCGCTCGCCCCAGGCAACGAGGTCACCGAAGCGGACCCGCCGCCACGCGACGCATCCGATCTCCCCACGATGTCCCGTGAGGTTGAGCACGAACTGGTCACGGACGTCCTCGACCTGTTCCAGCGTGCCCGTGATCGTCGCCGGCACATCGTCAACGCGTGGCGCACGTTCTACGCCGCGACCCACGACCGGCATTGGTCGCTGCACCGCGCGTCGTACATGCCGAAGGTCGAAGTCCCCGAGATCTTCCCGATCTTGGACGCGCTTGTGGCGTGGATGACCGACAAGGCCCCGACGTTCGACGCCGCCCCGTTGGTCGATCCCCTCAACCCGTGGTACGAGACCATGGCACGCTTGGCCGATGACCTGACCACGACCATGAAGGCGACGTGGCAGGTCGACAAGATCGACCGGGACATCGAAATGCTCGCCTGGGACGGTCTGATCTACGGCGTCGGGTACCTGAAGACCACGTGGGATCGCTCCGCGTTCAAGGGGTACGGCAACGCGGTGATGCGCCGTGTGGACCCGTTCGCGATCTACCCGGACCCCGACGCGACCTCTGAGCATGACCTGAACTACATCATCGAGGCCCGGACGATCTCGGCGCAGGAGCTGGAACGCCGGTTCCCCGGTTCACTCGATCGCATCAACGACAACCTGTTCACGTTGGACGTGGACCGCCAGCCCACGAAGATCGACCAGTCGTCCCGTGACCAGCCGGCGAAAGCCAACCCTGGCGCGATGTCGCCGTCCACGTCCCCGTCGTACGGCCTTCCGGGTCAGGGTCGGGTCAGTGTCACCGACGACCCCGGTGTGACCCTCCTGGAAGCGTGGTTGCGTGTGCCGTGCGAGGACCCCGAATCGGACGACCAGGCCCCGTACGACTGTTGGCGGTACGTGGCGGTCGCATCGAACCGGGTCGTGTTCGATTCGATGGCCGACGACATGTGGTCCCACGGTCGGCACCCCTACGACCGGTACGTCCCGATGGAAACCGGCGAGTGGTACGGCAAGTCCATGGTCGAAATGCTCATGCCGGCGCAGCGGTCCATCAACCGTATCCTCGCGGCCACCGAGCACAACATCGACCTCATGGGCAACCCGATCATGGTCGATGACTCACGGTCCGGGATCTCCCGTACGAAGGTCACGAACAAGCCTGGTGAGCGCCTGACCACCAACCCCGGCTCGTCCCCGCAGTGGTTGAACCCGCCGCAGATGCACCCGCAAATCTCGTCGGATCTGGTCCGGTTCCTGATCGGTGAGATGGAACGGATCTCCGGTCTGTCCGCGGTCGTACGTGGAGCGAGTCCCACCGGCCGCAACGCGCAGGGTGTGATCGACGCCGTGCAAGAGGCCGCGTTCGTCCGTATCCGCAAGATGCTCCGCAACCTGGGCATGGTGATCGGCGCTGGCGGCGAGAAGGCCGCATCGATGATCGTGGAGTTCTACGACGCCCCGCGGATCGTGCAACTCGTAGGCCCCGAGGGCGACAAGACGGCCCTGATGCTTCGCAACAACCACTTCTACGACCCCAGCTCCCAAGGCCGTGTGCCGGGTCGGTTCCAGATCCTGATCGACGCCGGGGACTCCCTGAACGTGTCGCGTGGTCAGCGGATCGCGGAAGCCGACGCCCTGTACGCCATGGGCGCGATCGACGTCGAGGCGGTGTTGGAGGTTCACGATTTCCCGAACTGGTACCGGGTCGTGGATCGGGTACGTGAGCAGCAGGCCGCGCAGGGGACCTTGGGCGCGCCGCCTACGCAGCGGGCCGCGGCACGCAGGTAACCCCAGGCGCTAGGAGTTCTTTCCGCTCCTTTCATGCCTTCGGTACGCGGCCTGTTTCTTGCCCGTATCCCTTCCCCCGGCCCATACCCCCTTGGTACCTTCCGTGACGTAACACCTCCGCGGTCTACGCGCAGGCACGTCCACCAAGGGAGCATCCCCATGCCGAGTCCCATCAAGTCCAAGACGGGCAACGCCCCCGTCGTGCAGGTCGGTCACACCGCAGGCTCCCGCTTCGGTTCCGACCCGTACGCCAAGGTCAAGGGGCCGTCGGCCTCGCGTGACCTGCGCGCCGGCTCCAAGTAGCACCGGACCCCTACGACATGGCCGGTTCGCGTCAGACCAACACCTTCGGGGAAGCCCTCCAGAAGCTCCTCCGCGACCTCGCGGACATGAAGGTGATGCCTGACGCGGACCTGCCGTTCATCGTGGACATCGAGACCAAGGTCATCGGGAAGCTGCGTTCCGGCATCGACCAGTCCGTGCAGTCCGGCAACTCGTCGGTGCCTGTCGGGATCGGCGGTGGCCCCGGACTCGCGATGCCCCCGATGCCGATGGACCCGATGGCCGGCCCCATGCCCGGTGGCCCCCCCGGTGTGCCTGGCGTGTCCACGTCCCCCCAGATGCCCAGCACGGATGAGCTGCGGCGTCTCCTCACCCAAGGCCAGTAAGGACACCCGCTCATGTCCCAGCACGTCACGGTCGACACGACCGCCCCACCCGAACCCGACCCGACCGCGGAAATCCCCGCGGCCGAGGACATCACCCCCGACCCGTACGCGTCGACCGACAACTTCGCTGACGCGGTGGCCGGATGGTTCGAGGACAACCCGACCTACGCCCCCATCCCCGATGATGTGGACGCGCCGGCCGAACCCGACCTCTCCGACACCGCCACCGACGATTCGCCCGGTGACGCGCAAGTCGGGGATGGCACGGACGATCCCACCGCCGTCACACCCGATGCCACGGAACCCGCGTCGGACGCCCCCCAGTTCGATCTCGACACGATCCTGGCGTGGGCCGAATCGAACCTGACCGCGGGCGACCGTGCCCGTCTCGCGGCCCTCGCCCCCACGCCCACCCCAGACTCCAGTCTCGCGCCCTCGCCCTCCCCCCTTCCCGCCGCGGCGAGCGGCAGCGGCGTCCCCGGATCGGTTGCTCCCGTCCAGAGCGTCCCGGCCGATCCGGGGTCGATCTCCCCCCCCATCCCCGCCGCCCCGGCCCCGGTCGCCATCCCCGACCTGCCGGACCTGTCGGCGTTCAACGAACTGATCCCCGGTTTCGCAGAGACCATCACGGCCCTGCGTGAGTCGGCGGTCGCCCAGCAGCAGGCCACGGCGTACATCGCGGCCCAGCAGCAGACCCAAGCCCAGATCGCCCAAGCCCAGGTGGCAGCGGAGATCACGCAGGCCGACGCCGCGTACCGTGCCTCGCACCCGGAACTTGCTGACGCCGACTTCGAGCACCTGACCACCGTCGCGGCGTCGCTTCAGGTGATGCCGGCTCTGTTGGCCCAGCACGGAACGCCCGGTGCCGCGTATCAGGCCGCGTTGGACATGGCGTACTGGTCGGACCCGGCGTACCGCGCCAAGGCCGCGACCATCCCGCCCACGCCTCTCCCCGCTGCCGACACCACCCCCGCATCCACGGACATCCCCGATCCCGCGGCCCGTCGCCGTCGCGCCTCCGCGGCGTCCGGGTCCACCGGCTCCCCGATCCGCACCCCTCGCACCGCGGCCCCGTCGGGTCCGATGACGCGCGACCAGATCAACGCCCAGATGCGCGCCGAACTCCAGCAGGCCATGTCGGGTGAGAACGCCCCGGCCCCGGTGTAACACCCTCCCCCCTCCGCTCAATCCCCCAGCCCCACCCCGCAATCCCCCACCCCCAGCACCCCATCCCAGCCCCTTCCCCCCAGGAGCACCGTCATGGTTTCCCCCATCGGTACCGACACCGTTTCTTCCATCGCACGGCGGTACATCGTCCCGCAGATCACCGACAACATCTACAAGTCGAACCCGTTGTTCTTCCGTCTCACCCAGGCGAACAAGAAGATGATCTCGGGCGGCTACCAGATCGAGGTTCCGGTCCTGTTCCAGCGGTTCAACACCGGGGGCACGTACTCCGGGTTCGACCTGCTCGACGTGGCCCCGCAGGACACCGTGAAGAACGCGGTGTTCGACTGGGCGCAGTACTACGTGACGGTCGCCATCGACGGCCGCACCCTCCTGAAGGTCGACTCCCCGGATGCGATCGCCAACATCATCCAGCTCCAGTTCCGGCAGGCGCAGATGGAGATGGCCGAGAACCTGGCGACCGGCATCTACTCGACCGGTTCCGACGCGAAGGGCATCGTCGGTCTCGGTGCCGCCGTGGACGACGCGACCGCCGCGGCCTCGTACGCCGGCATCACCCGCTCGTCCAACACGTGGTGGAAGGCCGTGCGTGACGCCTCCACCTCGACGCTCACCATGGCTGCGCTCAACTCGAACCTCATGGCTGCGACGTACGGCGGCAAGTCCCCGACCCTCATCGCCTCCCGGTACGAGCAGTACAACCGGTACTACGCCCTCGCCCAGGCGTACCAGCGGTTCGTCGTGCCCACGGGCGGTGCCGACGACCAGCTCGGTTCGGCCGGCTTCACGAACCTCCTGTTCAACAACATCCCGTGGGTCGTGGACTCGCATGTGGGTGACGGGCCGAACTCGTCCAACTCGAACATCTACATGCTGAACGAGGAGTTCATCGACCTCGGCGTCACCCCCCGCGCCGACTTCGAGCTGGAGGACTTCCAGACCCCGCCGAACCAGGACGCCATGGTCGCCAAGCTCCTGTGGGCCGGCCAGCTCCTCGTGTCGAACTGCCGTACCCACGCCGTCCTGTCCAACATCTCGGCCTGACCCGAACCCACCTCACGAAGGAGCCACCCCATGGCTGACAAGATCATCACCAACCCCAACGGTGCGTTCGGTTACACGGACCTCCAGACCAAGCTCTGGTCGATCCAGGCCCCGTTCCTCGCGGGTGCCGCCGACATCGCCGGCCCCCGTGTCATCTCGGTCGGCACCGACGGCACGATCCTCACCGCCACCACCAACGCCACCACCAACCTGAACCTCGGCATCGCCGTCAAGGCCATCTCGTCCGGTCGCACCGGCAACGTCGTGGTCATGGGCATCGCAGAGAACGTGCCGTGCAACGGTGCCGTCGCCGCAGGGGATCTGGTCAAGGCTTCGGCCACCACGGCCGGCTACGTCGCCGCCACCGCCACCCCCGCCGTCGGTGAGGTCATCGGTGTGGCGATCAACGCGTCGTCCAGCAACACCGTCGACGTGTGGGTCCTGCCCGCCAAGGTCCTGAGCTGACCCTCCCCTGAGTCGGTTCGCACCTGGCCCGGTCGTTCGCCCTTTCTCCGGGGGGTGGACGGCCGGGCTTCGGCGCGTGTATAAAGACTCTGTGACGGGACAGACAGGAGACGGACGTGGCTAGTGGCGTGCATCGGGGGAAGTCCTCCCCCAGCCTGAACGACAAGCATGGCAGCCACCACCGCGGGCATGTGTTCCCGACCTCGCAGGAGGAAGTGGAGACGGCCGTGTTCGGTGACCTGACCCGCGGACGTATCG